TTAACGGTGCAAATGCGTTTTATATTGTAGATTCCGGAGTGGATGATCCATTTCGGTTTAAAGCCGGAACGTTTGGCGCTTGGGTTCGAACAGCAAAACAGGGCGTGTTCCAATCCATCATTACAAAACGTGGAGCTTCGCCTCAGATCGGTTATTATCTTCGCGTCAGAGATTCAAATATAGCCAATTTTGGATTTACTGCTAATGGTACTACTATAATTGAAATCAACGGATTGTCCAAGATTTGTGATGATCGTTGGCATTTCGTTATAGGTACATATGACGGCGTTTTAATGAATCTGTATGTTGATGGGACGTTGGAAGCAAGCGCATTGCATGGTGCTGCTGCCGGTGGCGAATTGATATTTGGATCTAATCAGCCCTTTAATATCGGTAGTTATGATGCCGATGCAAGTACTGCGCCATTGGAACCGCTTTTCGGTAGAGTCGACGAAGTATTCGTAACTCCCGAAATTATTTCGCAAGAAAAAGTTTATAATCTGTATTGTGCAAAGCTTGCTCACACGTTGGGAACAATTCCTTCTGGAGCTTCACTGAATGTATTTCCAGGATCTAAGGGTGCATCTCTGGTTACAGGAGATTTTCCGGCAGTACCATTGCGTCTGTACAATTTCTCTGCTGGATCAGTTGCAAATGAGGGTTCTAATCCTAGCGCTGGTTTGACTGTGTTTGGTACGCCAGACAAAGTAGCAGGTGTTGATGGTACGAAAGACAATGCATACTATCTTTCTGGAACACCAAGATTCACAGCTACGGATGCAGGATTGCCTGCTGGAGCAGCAACTTGTTCCTATGGTTGTTGGTTTAAATGCTCTAACGGAACCGGAACCATGTATATTGTTACGTGGGGAACGACCAACGGTACCAATGATGCTCGCATTTATATCATAGCTGGTAACATCAACTTTGGTACTGGTTCAGGAGCATCAATACCAGGACCATTTGTGGCTGATGGACAGTGGCATTTCGTTGTAGTGGTACAGGATGCTGCACCTGCTGATGGTGTGAAGCGAAGGTTTTATCTGGACGGACGTCTAATTGCTTCTTCCACGGCATTGGGTTCTATCGTGCTTGGTGGAGCTGGCAAGTTTGTGATCGGTTCATCTCTGGCCAGTGGTAATAACTATATTGGTCAGGTTGATGGAGTATTTGTCACCGATCGAGCGTTGCTTATGGGTGAAATCAATAAACTGTTCACAAAGAGTTTGATTGATCATCTTCCTTCACCTAAGAATGCTGGCGATCATATTCAGTCGATGTCGGATACCCAACTGTTGGTCGCGTTCGACACTCTGGATATTGCTCACAAGGTGAGTCTGAAGGTGATGTCGTGAGAACTCTGCAAAAAGATCTTCGTCGTGTAAAAGTTTTGACCACAATGAATCAAGTGCTTGATGGTGCCAGTGGTAACGGTATGTGGTCTGATGGTACCCCGTGGCATATGCAAAGAACTGCTACTGGCGAGTATACGATGTTCTTTGATTCGCGTATATTTGTAATCAGCGGTTCAGTAGGACCACTTGCCTCTGGTCGACAGTATTATAAGTTTGAAGCACCTGCGGCTGGATCAGTAAGAATTCAGGTTTTGGATCAAACTGGTGCAGCTGCGAATATTGCAAATTTCGACGTAACTATCAATGTCCTAGATACTCGCACTTAGGATTTCCGATGAGATTTGAACTCTCTGGAATTATTTCTCGGGTAGATCCACAGGTGATTATATTTGAAAGCGATGATACGTTCGATGCTGCAGCTTATCGTGATTTAGGCTATACCACCATCGATGTTATTTGTATTGGTGGAGGTGGAGGCCGAGGCGGTGGCGTTGATACGGCAAATACAGGAACTCAGATTCGAACTTACGGTGGTGAAGGCGGCGGTGGTGGATTTCACCGGGTTCAAGGTCTTTTGTCAGAGCTTCCTGATACGTGTCCGATCGTTGTTGGTGCGGCTGGGGCAGCTGGAACAGAACAAGCAAATCCGGCTAACGTTGGTCTCACTACTGATGGTGGTGACGGACATTATTCGTCATTTAATACGGATTTCTGTCAAGCCTCAGGTGGTAAGGGCGGAAAACGAGCTCAAACTGTGTCTACGACTGCTAATCCCTTGGCAGATGGTGGTGACGGCGGAATAGGTAATCGTACGGCAGTTGGTGGTGGAGGTTTGGGTGGACATTGTGGTGATCCTGACGATGATCCTTCTACCAGTACCGACGGTGAAGATGGCACTATTATCGACAACATTGGTCATGGTGGAGGCGGCGGAGCAGGCGCAATTTCCAAGTACGATGGAACGTCCTATCTCGAAGCTACTGGTGGCGGTCATGGATCATGGCTTCCAGATAACCAATTAGTTGCTGGCGATGCAGAAGATCCTCAAACCGGAGGAACTGGAGTAGATATTAGTAAACCAGGCAGAGGTGGTGGAGCTACAGCTAGACCGCTAACTGGATTACCTTATAATTACGGTCAAGCTGGTGTTCCGGGTGCCGTAGTTGTCTATCTTGCTGCTAAATAATCATGATTACCTTCACACAGACAGGTAATTTCGACAAAACGGAAGCATATTTGGCTCGATTAAAGCAGGAAGATCTATCTGCAGTTCTAAATAAGTATGGTGAGATGGGTGTAAATGCGCTATCAAACGCCACTCCGGTGGATAGCGGTTTAACTGCACAATCTTGGTATTACACGATCGTATCTAGACGTGGATATTATTCTATTCGTTGGCACAACAGCAACGTACAGAGTGGTTTACCAATTGCTGTCTTGATTCAATACGGACACGGTACTAGGAACGGCGGCTATGTACAAGGTCGTGACTACATCATGCCTGCAATACAACCCGTATTTGATCAGATAGCTGAAGAAGCATGGAGGGAGGTGACCAGAGTCTAATGGCGACAATCGACGATAAAGTCGTCGCTATGAGTTTCGAGTCGAGTAAGTTCGAACAAGGTGTTAACAGCTCTATTTCGGCAATTGAAAAGCTGAAAGCAGCACTTAAGTTCGACGGCGCAAGTCAAGGTTTAAGCAACATTGATAAAGCCGCTTCGGGCGTTCAAACTGGTCTCCTTTCCAAAATTGGTGGTGCTCTTGACGCCATTATTCCCAAACTGGATACACTTAGACTAGTTGCAATTGGCGTTATGTCGCAGATTGCTACTCGAGCAGTGATGGCTGGTGCGTCATTGGTTAAGTCACTTACTCTCGATCCCATCATTCAGGGATTTCATGAGTATACGACTAACCTAAATGCTGTTCAGACGATCATGGCCAACACTCAGGCTGCTGGAACAACGCTGAAAGACGTTAATGCGGCTCTGAATCAGCTGAACCACTATTCAGATAAGACAATTTATAACTTCAGCCAGATGGCTAGAAACATCGGTACCTTTACGGCGGCCGGTGTTGATCTGAAGACATCGACCGAAGCAATCAAGGGTATCGCTAACCTTGCGGCATTGTCTGGATCAAATGCAGATCAAGCTTCGACAGCGATGTATCAGCTGTCACAGGCTATTGCAGCTGGTCAGGTGCATCTGCAGGACTGGAACTCAGTTGTCAACGCTGGTATGGGTGGTACTGTCTTCCAGCGTGCGCTCGCACAAACAGCTGTGGCCATGGGTACGATCGACGGAAAGACCGTAAAGCTTACCGGCAAGATGAAGAACGTCTCAATTGCCGGAGAAAGTTTCCGTAACTCACTGACACCCCCACCTGGTGAAAAGTCGTGGCTTACGTCCAAGGTTCTGACGACTACACTTTCCGAATTTACGGGCGATTTGACTGATGCCCAGCTGAAAGCCAAAGGTTTTACGGACGAACAGATCAAGGCAATTCAGCAAACGGCTAAAACCGCCATGCACGCTGCAACCCAGGTCAAGACATTGGGTCAGTTGCTGGATACAACCAAGGAAGCGATTGGATCGGGCTGGGCTCAGACCTGGCAGCTAGTGTTTGGTGATTTCAATCAGGCCAAAACGCTTTTCACCGGTGTCTCCAACGCGGTCAACGGCTTTATCCAGACTAGCTCAAAGGCCAGAAACAAAGTCCTAAAGGATTGGGCGGCACTGGGTGGTCGGACGGCCTTGATCAAGTCGATCGAGAACATCTTCAAAGCACTAGGCGCTGTCCTTGCACCTATCAAGGATGCCTTCCACGACATCTTCCCAGCGGTAACCGGAAAGCGACTCGCCGACCTAACAAAGCGATTCGAAGAGTTTACCAAGGGCCTCAAACCGAGTAAGGAAACAATTGACGGTTTGCACCGAACATTCCGGGGTCTTTTCGCAGTTCTGGACATTGGTAAGCAACTTCTGGGCGGCATCTATGACGTATTTAGAAGGGTGTTCAGTGCAATCGCTGCTGGTACTGGAAGTTTCCTTGGTGTTACTGGCAGCATCGGTGATTTTCTGGTCAAGGTCGATGAAGCCTTAAAGAAAGGCAAAGGGCTCGACAATTTCTTCAATGGTCTGGGAGACATTCTAGTTGCTCCTGTCAAAATGATAGAGAAATTGAAAGATGCCATTGCGAAATTGTTTGATGGATTTTCCTCCGGGGGTCCTGCCAGCAATGCAAGCAGTATTCTCGGGAAGATTGGCACAGCAGTCGGCAACATGCTCGAGGCCTTCTCACATTCGGACAAAATTATCAACAGTCTGATTGATGGACTTAGTCAGATTGGTCAAGCGGTTGGGCCAGCTCTTCAAAGTGCATTCCAGAACATCAACTTCGAAGCGATTCTTTCGGTGATTCGAACTGGACTGCTTGGTGGACTCGTTGTCATGTTCAAGAAGTTTCTTGGCAGCGGGAGTCTCTTGCAGCAGCTTGGATTTGAAGGTGCCGGAGGTGGACTGCTCTCAAATCTTACCTCTCCGTTCAATGCTTTGACTGGGTCTCTGAAAGCTATGGAAACCCAGATCAAGTCGAAGGCGTTGATGAACCTTGCAATTGCCGTAGCTCTCTTAGCGGCTTCGGTAGTTGCGCTTTCACTAGTCGATCCAAAGAAGCTAAGTGGTGCGCTGGGTGCGATGACTGTGGCATTTGGTGAATTGCTTGGTGCTATGGCTATCTTGGGCAACATTACCAAGACGCAAGGGTTTATCAAGATGCCAATCATCTCAGCATCTTTGATCTTACTAGCCGGAGCAATTGTCGTCCTTACAGCGGCAGTAGTGATCCTTGCGCAGCTTAGTTGGGAACAATTGCTGAAGGGTCTTGGTGGCGTTGCCGTTCTGCTAGTCGCTATTTCAGCAGCATCAATTCCACTGTCCGCGAATTCGGCCGGATTGATTAGAGCCGGTGTCGGCATTACTGCAATGGCCGTAGCTCTGTTGATCCTTTCCGAAGCAGTTAAGCAATTCGCCAAGATGGGTTGGGGCGAAATGGCCAAGGGTCTAGTTGGTATAGGCATTGGCCTTGCTGTCTTGATTACTGCTATGAGATTGATGCCCGCAGGTGGAATGGTTGCAGCTGGTGTCGGTCTGATTGCCATGTCAGTTGGACTCGAGATTCTAGCCGGTGTGGTAACCAAGTTCGGCAATATGGACTTCACCACCATGGGTAAAGGTATGCTCGGCATTGGTGCAGCGTTAGTGGTTATTGGTCTTGCTATGCGGCTGATGCCAAGTAATCTGCTGGTGATTGGCGCCGGACTTCTGATCGTTTCATTTGCTTTAGGCAAGATTTCCGATGTCATCAAGGGCTTTGGTGGTATGTCCATCTCCGAGATTGCCAAGGGTCTAGGCACTCTTGCTGGAGCTTTGATTATCCTCGGCGTGGCTTTGTATGCAATGTCGGGAACCCTAGCTGGTGCTGCAGCTTTGACAATTGCCGCCGCGGGAATTTCCGTACTTGCAGGAGCACTCCAGACAATAGGGAGTATGTCTTGGCAGCAAATCATAACAAGTCTGCTCGGTCTAGCAGCAGCGTTTGCCATCATCGGCGTCGCTGGAGCTCTAATTACGCCTGCGATTCCCGGTCTGCTCGGTCTCGGCGCTGCCATGCTGTTGATCGGAGCCGGAGTATTCCTGGCAGGAGCAGGCTTATCACTGCTTGCCGCTGGTCTTAGTGCGTTAATCGTAGCACTTCCGACTGGTATCGGCATTCTGGTTGCCGCACTCGAGGAGTTGGTCAAGGGAGCTATCGAAGCGGCCAAGGAATTGATTCTTGGAATTGTGGAGATTGCTGATGCGCTTGCTAAGACGGCACCTAAGTTTGTTGATGCACTGGTTTCGATTCTTAATAGTGTCGTTGATGGATTGATCAAGCTCACACCGAAGTTTGAAGAGCTGATCAATGTTTTGATCGACGCGATGATCAAGATTTTCCATGATAATCAAGATAACATTGTGCAAGCCGGTTTCGATTTCCTGTTAGCGATACTTCAGGGAATCAATGATAATATGGACAAGCTTGTTGCCGCCGGTGTAAGTGTGATTGCCAATTTCTTGAATGGTATCGCCGATCATGTGAGCGATATTTCGACTGCAGGTTTGAACATCCTAATTAAGTTCGTTCAGGGTATAGCCAATAACGTCGGTAGGCTCGTCTCGGCGGGCGTGTCCATCGTCGTCAATATTGTCAAGGGTATTGGCAATGCTGAGCAAAGGCTTATCGCTGCTGGGGCACGTATGATTTCTGGTGTTATCACCGGTATCGGAAATGCGGCCAAGCAGATTGTTACGGCGGGACTGAATGCAGCCACAAACTTTATCGTTG